TGCAGCTTGTGTTGGTTCTTTGACTTTCTTGTCACCGTATATTTCCCATGTCGATGCAAACGATGCTGCATCTACTTCTGGTACAACTACAAGTGGTACAGGATGTTGTACGACTTTTGTCATTTCCTCTCGGGAAGGGCGTTTGCCCTTAGCTGCATAATTTGCGTTTGCAAGCGCACGACCGATTGCCGAAGTTTCACAGTTCTCCAATGCGCTAGTAGCATTGACACCTCGATCAGTAATCTTCTCCTCCGCGAGTCCTGTGGCATACGCGACGCTATCGAGATAAGTCCGATATAGATATGCCTGAACAATGTATTGGCCATTTGAGAACGATATGAGTTCAGTCGCGACACGACCATCTTCATTTTCTTTCCACCATTTCGATAACCTTTCTTCTACTGGTTCATAATCTTCAAGATTGAATGCCACTTGGTAACTCCTCTTGGCTTAGTAGTGAATCGACCTGCTCAGTAAGAGGCCAATGTGTGCCGTCTGGCCATAGGGATACTTCGACCGCGCAGTCGAAACAGTAGTGCCTTTTCTCATTCTTTGACTTAGGGTGAACACTGACAACAGTCCAAACTGCTTGCCTTCTTCCCTTTTCAAACTCTGTTCCATAGTGTGCTTTGCAGTAATCACACCAGATGCCTGACTTTGTTCTAGTAACTGTCAAGGTCATCCCAATCAGTTGATGCAATTTGTCCAGCGATTGCAATGTAAGCTGCGCAGTCCTTGTAAGAGTCCTCGTGGTGAGGACTTTCTTGGATCCGAGCGACTTTGACGAGTGCCATGCAGATTGCGACTTGGTTTGGCTCGATTTGTACATCGAGATAACTTGACCAGAGTCTTGCAATGCGAAGGTGATTGATAGCTGGTGTGCCGTAGTCTGCACCTCTGTCGAGGATAAGTCCTTTTGCTTCCTCAAGGATTTCATTGGCTTTCATTCTTGCCAGAACGCTTGTCGAGAGACATTGCGACCGCGAGTATAACCCTCGCGCTTTCCATCCTTGAAACCTTGCCAATACATAATAAAGTTTGCCGCTAGAAAGAACGACAATGCTGCGATAAATTGAATCCAGTCCATTATGCACCTACCTTCTCAGTAATCCATGATGGTGTTAGGTAATTAGTTAGCAGGATGTGTTCATCCATTGCGTCATCATAAGTCTCTTGGAAAGGAAAGCCAAGATTGTTGAGGAAGTTCTTAGCCAAGATAATTGATGGTCTGTCAGCAAACCAGTAAGCGATTTTCCAATCAAAGGTTATGCCTTCATCAAAGCGATCCCGTTGTGAAGCCCAGTCAGTACCTGCCCATAGCATTGACGTGCTTGCTAGTCTGTCAAAGTCTTTCTCTGTAACTATCATTGTTTGCCCTTAGTGTGAATCCGTTCGTTCGACTCGTTCACACCTTTACGGTCTCACAGATAACTGACAGAATCAATTACATTTGATAACGAAATGATAACAATTCTCCAAGATCTACTGCCTCATCGAGCGTAGGTCTCAGTGGGACTATCGAATCAACGAGGCTTTCCATAGCGCCTACCACTGACAAGGAAAGTGCCGTCTTTTTCTATATAGATTAGCTGTACGTTCACACGCTTGCCATCAGTCTCGATGGTTGCAAAGGCTTGTTGCCAGTTAGCCGTTCCCTTGGTGTATCCAGCCTGTTTGAAGTTCATTAGGTTACCAACCTCAACACCATGAATGACACGCCCTAGAACGCCACCAGAGGCCTCTGTGAAAGCACTACGCCCTGCCCTATGAGTGTGTCCACATATGACGCTCTTGCCATGCCTACGAGCCGCTCCAAGGGCTGTAAGGCCAGCATTAGGGTTGATACCCTGCTCATCCCCATGGATAGCAATCCAGTTAGGTGCAATGGCCATTGGCTTCTTATGGAATGTAATCCCTAATTCATCTAGCTGCATGAACCGTTCAAACTTCATCTCAGGTAATGACAAGAATGCTGGAATCTTCTTCATGATTACGTTGTATAAGCGGTCTGTGTGGTTAGACCGAATCATGTCTGTTACTTGTAAGTCGTATAGTGTCTGAACAGCAAGGTCGCGATCTTCTCCAAGAGTCTGCTCGTACCAGCCTGGTGTTCCTTCTGTCCATCTACTGATTTGTGGTAAGTCGATTTCGTCGCCAATCGTGACGACCTTGTGAGGCTTCCAAGCGCGGATAAACGCCCCAAGGTTTTTGACTGCGACTTCATCGTGATACGGAACCTGTAAATCTGATACGACTACAGTGCGTTGAATCATTCATCCTCATCATCTTCGTATGGGATAGAGTCAATCTTGTTAGGCAATGCAGGAAGAAGCCAGTCAGGATAAGTTGCACGATCTGAAATGATGGCTAAAGATAAATCAACAGCAAAACCAGCCCTGCGTAGGCTTTTGTAGAACTCATGCATGGCAATGCTGTAAGCATCTAACTTAGAATAAGTGTCTAGGTCTATGACCTTCTTACGAGTCTTTGCCATGTCGATAATTATCGCTCTAGAAGTATGTTGTAAATCTCATCAACACGCTGATTGAGGCGTTTGATTTCTCCTAGTAAATGAGTAATGACGTACCCTGCAAGACCCCCAACAATGCCAAGGGTTGCAAGATATACAGTAAGCATCTCATTAGCGTTCATCCTTGCCAATGCCCATCGCTTTGTCTGTTGGAGATAACCAACGGATAATCGGTGGTAAGCATGAGGACAGACCAGCAGCTATAAGTGCCTTTGGATCTGTTACTCCTGCTGCATAGAGGCTAAGTGCCGCTACTAGAAAGGCTCTAGCCCAAGAACCTGCTGCTGTCTTTAGTTCATTCATCTGTTCCCCCTAGCATAGGTATCTGAAAAAACTCACCATCAGTGTCAGCTTCTTTCGCAAACGAGATGTGAATGTGGTGGTTGTGAGCATTGATGCCATCGTATTTGCGCCAAGCCCAACGCTTCTTTGCACTAGCAATTTTTCCCATGTGGATAATGTAAGTAATTCGCCGCTCGCCATTCTTAGCAGCAAGTCGTATCTGATCTGCCAGATATACGGATTGCCCTTTTTGCTTGGACAAGTCAGCATCAACGTCGATGGCGCGTACCCAACCCTCAGCATCTGGATTGTGATCAGAGACAACTCTATTATGTCGGGTATCCCCAACCCAGCCGTCTGATGTTCTATCTCTATCCGCGAAGGAATCATCTATCTGCAATCTGAGTTGTGATGCAGCTTTAGAAAGGCGTGGCTTCATTATCTAATAAATGCATTTACTTCATCGGCATTTAGTCCAAGTGCTGCAAGTTTGGCAATTGCGGAAATCTTGTTTTCTTCAATTGACTTTTCTGCGTCAGTAATGTCTTGGGATTTCTGTTCTCTAGACTTGATGTCAGCAATTTCTTGTGCAGTAGCATCACGCTCAACAGTTGTTCCTTCTATAGCATCTGATTCTGTTATTTTATATGTCATTTTTACGCCTTTGCATAACCGTAGATGTAGACCGAACCTGTAGAAGTTTGAGCAAAATTTATCGAAAGTCCAGTAAATGATGTTGAAGCTGTATGATTGCCACCTGTAAGTGTCAAGAAACCAGTGCCAGCACGAGTTGAAGTCGAAGTGAAAGCCGTTGGAGTTGTAAGAAACGGTGAAGAAATATCAAAGTTGATTGCCGCACCAAGCGTTGATGAGTTCCCAATATCCCCAATATAACTTTCATCTGTTCCAAATAAATCTGCCGATTGCCCACTTGATGCGCCATTGAAATAGGCTCGTTGTGATGAATAATTTGTGCTTGTATCCGCGCCACCGACACGCAATCTTATTGTAACTTCTGCTGCTGTTGCTGTGGTACTTGCACCAACAATCATAATCCTGTAATTGTTGTATGTTGTAGAAAATACGTTATTAATGCTTGTAATACTTGTAGCACTAAAATCTGTTTTATTAATAAAGACGAGTCCAGAACCTGCGGCCGCAGCCCAAGCAACACCTGTAGCAGCCGTAGAATCAGCCGTTAGAACTGTACCGTTTGCACCAACTGCTACGCGAGCGTCAGCAGTTGAATAACCGTATAGATCACCTTTAGTTGTCAGAGGAGATGAAGCACCTGACTTAGTGACCCATGCAGAACCACTGTAGACCTGAATTACGTCAGTGTCTTTAAGGTATGAAGTTTGTCCTTCTTGTGGTGAAGTGATTGCAGAAGTACGGGCAGCTGCATCAGCAAAGACCAATACTCCCTGCATCAAGTACCCATTAGTGTCACCAGCTGACAGAACGTCACCAGTGGCGAAGGTTTTGAAGCCTAATCCTGCTGCCATTTATTACTCCTTAGTATGCGAATGCAGATGTTCCAAGGATACCGTAAAGGCTGCTCCCCAGAATGAATCCATCGATGATTGGTTCTTGCGTGGTTAGGGTTGTTCTCCAAGTATTAGGGGTTATCGAATGAGCGATGCCTTGGACTTGGAGAGTTTTAGTTATTGTAGATCCGCTAGGTTGCAGGTTGGTTATCTGCACTTGGTCAAAGTAATCAAGGTCAAGAGCTGCGCTGACTCCTGCGTCATAGTTTGCAGTCATAAGGTCAAGGCTAAGCGAGTCGATTCTAATTGTTGTGTCTTTGTGTGAGTTCACATAAGCCTTGGCTATGTTGAGCGCGTCAGCATCTGTTTCAACAATTAGGTTGGAATATGACAAAGAATGCGTGAAATATGTCGTAATGCTTGCTGCATCGCTGGCAGTCTGGACTGCCCCACCTGTGCGTTGGACTGAGACGTTATTGACTACCTGCTTATCGTCAAAGGCGAATGTGACGTTCGCATAATTAATACCACTGCCGTCTTGGTTGAAAATTGTTGGAGTTGTGCCAGCAGAGGCTAAGACCTCAGAGCGTGACTTGAACACTGCGTTGCCAAGAACATCCATGTAGAACGCCCCGTACTCTGACTGTTCTATGTTTCTGGCACTTTGCAGAACTGATCTAACACTGGTATCAACCGAACTTGCTTGACAGGTCGAATCCCCCGTTGCAATTGTTCTCATGTTTGTAGGCCAAGAAACCATGTCTAAGAGTTTGCCCATTCTTGTGCCAGTCGCTTGACCTGCTGTGCCGTCTGTAATTGTTGTAATGTTTGACATGTTGAACAAGCGAAAGCCATCGACTGCTGAAATATCCACATAGGCAATCTCTTGTCCTACTGGATAGGTGTAGCGATAGTCTGTCGTATATCCTGAGAATATCCAGTAAGTGTTTGCACTAGATGTTTGAGTTGCGCTTATGCGTATCTTGCGCAGTGGTTGCATTAGTCCATAAATAGGCGAGGATGTGTTTTGAGGGTCGAATATGCCGTTAGGGTCAAGAACCCTTACAACTGCTGTACCAGCCTCATAGAGGTCTTGGTTGATGTTTCTGCCCCGTCTGGTGTCTATCTTTACGGTACTATCGCTGACATCGAGAATAAATGAAGCATTATCAGCGAGAACGCCAACGCCACCAAGCTTGCCATAAATCGGATCATCTAGAGTGAATGGATTTCCAAATTGAGGCCCATTGCTAAAGTTAATGGAAACATTGAGGGTTGCTGGCAACGCC